ACAAAAGATAATGCAAAAGATAAAGTTATAGAACTTAGCAATGGTTCTACAGTTCGTATGGGTTCAGTTAACCAAGTTGATTCCTGCGTGGGCCGTAGTTATGATTTAATCATATTTGACGAGGCAGCGTTAGCAGACGGTAAAGATGCCTTCAATGTAGCACTACGCCCCACTCTTGATAAAGATAACTCTAAAGCTATTTTTATCTCTACTCCACGAGGCAGGAACAACTGGTTTGCTGAATTCTTCGATAGAGGATTTAATGATGAGTTTCCCGAGTGGTGCTCAATTCGTGCAACTTATAAAGATAATCCCCGCATGTCTGAGCTGGATATTAGTGAAGCTCGTAAGTCGATGTCGGACGCTGAATTTCGTCAGGAATACGAAGCAGACTTTAACACGTATGAAGGACAAATATGGAACTTTAATCATGAAGAGTGCGTCTCTAATAATGAAGTTCTTGATACTAGTCGCATGGATGTTTTTGCTGGTCTCGATGTTGGCTATCGTGATCCCACTGCTTTCTGTGTAATCGCGTATGATTGGGACGAGCAAAAGTATTATGTATTAGATGAATACTTAGATGCAGAAAAAACTACAGAACAGCACGCAAAAGTAATACGTGACATGATTGATAAACATGATATCGACTATGTATACATTGATTCTGCAGCGCAACAAACTCGATTTGACTTCGCACAAAATTACGACATTAGTACTGTGAATGCTAAAAAATCAGTACTAGACGGTATCGCACAGGTTGCTGGAATAGTTGATAACAATATGATGTACGTAGATCAGCGCTGTAGTGAAGTCCTCTCTTGTCTTGACCAATATCAATGGGATCCAAATCCAAATCTCGCAAAAGAAAAACCAAAACATAATCGAGCATCGCACATGGCGGATGCTCTCAGGTATGCTTTGTACTCGTTTGAAACAAGCCAGAGCGGGTTCTAAAAATACCTACTGAAAAATAATGTTTGACAATTTATCTCCCACAGGATATAATTCTGGATACTAGAAATGAAAAAGCTCAAAAGAGATCCAATAAAGTACATCAGAGACCGCGCTAAGTCAAAGTACGAAAAAGGTACAGAATGTTACATTTGCGGAACTGATAAAGAACTCGATTTTCACCATTTTTATACTTTAAGCCCCTTGTTAAAAGAATGGCTAAAGAAAAAGACAAGAGAGCGGCCCGAACACTATGTTGATGAATACATTGTAGTTTGGAGAGATGAGTTCATAGAAGATAATTGGAAAGAGCTGTACGAAGACACAGTTACCATTTGCCATAAGCACCATATGGAGCTTCATAAATTGTATGGCAGAAACCCAGGTTTAGGTACTGCAAAAAAGCAGATGCGCTGGGTAGAGATTCAACGAGACAAACATGGCATGGTATGATATATTAATTGGACGTAAAGCGCAAGTAGAGGAAAAATTAAATCCTGCGCAGCCGTACTTTGACCATAAAACTGAACCTTCCCGCGAACAGACCGTTAGTTATGAGCGCGCATACGAAGATTTAGAAATTGTTAATCGTGGTGTAAATTTAATTGTAGATGACTGCGCCGAGATAGATGTATTTGTAAATCCTCCAGCCAGTTCCGTACCTGGAATTGTAAAAGGAATTAAAAGATCACGAGTAGAGATTTTACTCAACCACGAGCCAAATCCCTTTCAAGATATTTCCACCTTCCGAAGAAACCTTTTTACAGACTTTATCCTAGACGGTAATATATTTGTTTATTTTGATGGTGTTCATTTGTATCACCTACCTGCGTCTAAAATGACGATACACTCGGATAAAGATACTTATATACAAAAGTTTTCTTTTGAAGAAACAGTAGATTTTAAACCAAGTGAAATTATTCACGTTAAAGATAACTCTTTCTATTCTATCTATAGAGGAGTGTCCCGCTTGAAGCCCGCACTACGTACTATGGTTCTTATGCGTCGTATGCGAGATTTTCAAGATAACTTTTTTAAGAACGGTGCGGTTCCCGGTCTTGTACTGAAGTCGCCAAATACGCTATCAGAGAAAATCAAAGAGCGTATGATTCAGTCTTGGCAAGCACGGTACAGCCCTGATGGAGGCGGCAGACGTCCTCTAGTTCTTGATGGCGGAATTGAGATCGACAAAGTTACAAATGTAAACTTCCGAGAACTTGACTTCCAAGAAGCCATTTCAGAGAATGAGAAAATTATTTTAAAAGCTCTCGGAGTTCCTCCAATTATGTTGGACTCTGGTAACAATGCAAATATTCGTCCAAATATGCGTATGTATTACCTTGAGACGATTCTTCCTATTGTGAAGAAGTTGAACATTGGATATGAGCGTTTCTTTGGTTTTGAGATCAAAGAAGATGTAGCGGAGATACCTGCGTTACAACCAGAATTACGAGATCAATCGCAGTACTACTCTTCGCTGGTAAATACTGGGATTATCTCCGCAAACGAAGCGCGCTCTGCGTTAGGATTTGAAAAAATGGAAGGCTACGACGACTTACGAGTACCAGCAAATATTGCTGGAAGTGCTGCAAATCCTGACGAGGGCGGACGACCAACTGAAGGAGAAGAAGGATAATGGCACTACGCTATCGTAGAGATACCATGTTAGATGACCTGGCAATGTACTTTCTTGAGACAGGAAGACTCATTGAAAGCGGAAGAGAGTACTCCAAAACACAAGGAGTGCCTTTCCGTATGGCGCATATACAAAAGTTTTTTAATTCATATGACAGAGTAATTAGATTGATTAAATCAAACTATCCCGAAGTCATGGAACAACTGGCTCTTGCTGAAGAGCCTACTACAAAACCCTTTGTAGTACAGCCTGATATTCAGGCATAGTTTGCGGCAGCAAAAGCCGTCGCAATGGAGCTTGAGAATGGAAAAGATATTTAATCTAACCTCCACTTTCAAAGCCTTGGACGAAGACGACACCGGAGTACACATCACCGGTTATGCTAGTACTAAGGACTTTGACCGAGCTGGGGACACTATCGTTCCCGAAGCCTGGACTAAAGGTGGTCTTAACAATTTTGAGAAGAACCCCATTATTCTTTTCAACCACAACTATGACAAGCCTATCGGTCGCGCAACGGGACTTAAAGTCACCGAAAACGGACTTGAGATGAAGGCAAAAATTTCTAAATCGGCACCTGAAAATGTGGCGACGTTAGTTAAAGAAGGTATCCTTGGAGCTTTTTCTGTTGGTTTCCGAATCAAGGATGCTGATTACCTAGAGGAAACTGACGGATTAAAGATAAAGGATGCTGAGTTGTTTGAAGTATCAGTGGTATCGGTACCTTGCAATCAAGCAGCAACTTTCTCTCTGGCGAAATCATTTGACTCTATGGAAGAGTATAATGAGTTCAAGAAAACTTTCACCAATCGTGTAGATCTAGCCGGTCAGTCTCTGGCTAAGGATGAAGATTCATTAATAGCTAGTGAAACACCGGACGGGACCGAAGAGGTCCAAAAGGAGATCAATATGTCGGAAGTAAAAACTCCCGAAATCGACCTGGAAGCATTCGCGAAGCGAGTCGCAGATGAGACTGCTGCTAAGATCGCAATGAAGCAGGCCGAAGAAAAAGCCTCTGCTGAAGCAGAAGCTAAAGCAGCACAAGAAGCAGCAGAAGCTGAAGCCGCAAAGCAGGCAGAAGTTGAGACTGTAATCAAGACAGGTATCGAGTCAGGTACTGAGCGCCTCGTAGCAGACTTCCAAGAGAAGCTGAACTCGCGCGATGCTGACTTAAACGACGTCGTAAATCAGTTCAAGAAAGAGCTGGAAGAGAAGAACGAAGAGATCACCAAGATGCGTGAGTCTAAGCGTGTCTTCGCAGATCGTGACGGTAAGAAGGATCTTAGTTCTTGGGGTCAAGACTTTGTAAACGCTCATATGCTGGGTGTTATCACTGGTAAGGGCTGGAACACAGACTACGCTCGTCAGATCCAAGAGAAGACTGGTATTGAGTACGCTAACCGCGCCCCCGATATCGACCAAGAAGTATCTGACCGTATCGAAAAGGAAATCATGAATGAGCTGAAGGTAGCTCGTTTGTTCCGTGAAGTTCCTGTAAACGGTAAGACAACTATCCTACCATTGCAACCAGATGCAGGCCGAGCTACGTGGGCTGGCAACGACGGTACTTATAACTCAGCGTTCGGTAACTTAGACGACCGTAACACTGGTTCTTCGTATCAGGCATTCCAGGTTGTAATGAACACAGATCGTTTGATCTCAACCACTTACATGGACAACGATCTTGACGAGTCAGTACTCGTTAACTTGATGCCTATGCTCACAGAAAGCGTAGCTCGTGCACACGGTCGTGCAGTAGAGCGTGCATTCTTGATGGGTAACAGCTCAAACATCAACGGTCTTGACGGCGATTCAGCAGCAGTATCAGGTTCTTCACTTGATCTCTCTGGTAGTGAAGTATTGACAGCAGCTAAGCTGTTGGATATGCGTCAGTCAATGGGTAAGTATGGTCTTAACCCAGGTGATGTAACTTACATCGTAGGTTTGGACACTTACTATGATCTGTTGGATGATGGTCAGTTCCAGACTCTTGACGAAGTCGGTAACGACTTGGCAGTACGAGTAACAGGCGCGTTGGGTGCAGTTTATGGCTCACCAATCGTAGTCTCTGAGGAACTCACTAAGACTGCATCAGATCTTGCCGGCGTAGCCGTTAATACTCGTAGCTTCGTAGTACCACGTTTGCGTGGTGTAACGGTAGAGCAGGATTACGAGATTGCAAACCAGCGTCGCGTGTTGGTAGCAGCTCAGAATCTTGGCTTCACTAAGGTTGTACCTTCAGTTGGCACTCATAACGCCGCTGTACGTATCCGTTACCAAGCTTAATTA